CGCCAGTGCCGGGGAAACCTGATAGCGCCATGATGCTGGTCACGACACCTGACGCGGTGGTCATGGTGGTAGAGGTGTGCCACAGGTAATCAACGCTGTTGATGTTGACCTTGTAGTCCACGTCATTCTCACCCTGCTTCACGAAGATAAGGGCTTCAGGTGCGCGGGTAGGAGTGACATCCGCTGTCATCGCAGCTTCAACATTGGTGTTCACGAGGAACGTGTAGTCAGCAATCGTGATGAGCCGGAACTGCTTCGAGGGAGACGCGGCAGTGAGATAGGCAGTGCCGTCAGGGAATGTGACCGTGCGTGGGTTGCCAGCGAAGTCGAAGACCTTGATGTCTCCATTCGTCAGGACAACCTTGTACTGCTCCGCGCTATCGCGGTTGATCGTGTGGACGTAGGCGTCCGAGATGGTGCCTTCCAGCAGCTTCGCCACATATTCGATAGGAGGGCGCTTCTTGTTCCCGTTCACGACAGACGGGAAACAGTTTAGTTGTTCCTCCATCTGTGACGGGCGGCGCAACGATGCGGCCTGCTGAGACACCCCGCCCGTGAGGGACGCGATGGTTCTTGAAACAGGAGCCAATGTATTTTCCTAGTTGATGCGGGTGGAGAGGCGATAGTCGCCGGTTTCAGCTTCATAGTTCTGAAGGGCCATCCAGGCGGTCATCTCGTCCCCTTGAGAGAACGTGTGAGCGTCGGCCAGTCCTTCGGCATTGTCCGCATAGACGCGCGAGGCGCGCACTGCGATGTAGGTACGGGCTACTTGAGGCAGGTCTTCAAAGTCGAAGAGCATGACCACAGTGGCCTTGATGGGGGCGGTGAAGACATTGCTGTGGGCCTTGCGGTCGTACAGCTTGCCGGCGCGGACAACGATGTCCTGTGCGTTCGGCCAGAAGGAATGATGCGCCACCTTCACCGTAACGATGTTCGGCGGGACAGCGATGATGCCGTCCGTATCAGGGGAGAGTGGATAGTCCTTCTCGGTATTGAAGTCCCACCCTTGGCTCTGCACCTGACGGCTGATGTCGCGCAGCTTTTCAATAGCCTGCTGCACGTCCACGTCTTCGACTTCGAGCGACGTGGCAGGAGCCATACCAATCGTCGCGATCATCATATTCACCGCGTCGATTTCAGTGGTAGGCAAGATTGGTGTGTCGGCCATTGTGCTTCCGAAAAATCAGGGGAACCCCAACGCGATGTTGAGGCTCCCCTGTAGGTGGATGTTATTGATTACGGAGTGGCGATTTCGACGCCGCACTCGGGACGCAGGCCACCGTGACCCATCGCGTACTTAGCGATGATCGTGGTGCCCTGATGGCGAACCGAGTATTCCTTCTCAACCGCGAGGTCGAGCAGCTTCACCGTGCCGATGGCCGACTTCTGCATCGCAACAGCGACGGTTTTGGAGAAGTCACCATGGTAGGTGTTGTTGGCGCTCACGCCGGTTTCAGCCGAAGCAATGTTCGTCGAAGGGACGTTGTTGCTCTTCTGAATGCCGACGCCGGCCACGCGGTAGATGGTGCCGTCCGAATAGACGCCGGCCCCACCCCAATCGCGGTTGATCGTCTTCACGTTCTGCACGAGCAGGTAATACTGCGCGGGCTTCACGATGACGTTGCGGTCGGACTGCGGGACGTTCTTTTCGTCGAACACCTGAGCAGCATTGAAGATCATGCCGGCCAGCACGTCACCATCGGTGGCGGCGGAGGCATTGGTCAGCGCCGAACCACCGTTACCGCCCGTCAGGGTGGCAGCAGCACGCGCGTTCAGCACGGCAACCTGAAGCAACTGCTTGTCAGCCTTCAGGGCCAGGGCTTCGCCCAACTGATTGGCGTATTCGCCACGGAAGTCGAAGTGGCTCATCGCTTCGTCGATGTTCGCAACGAACACCGGAGCGGTAAGCAGGCTGTCGATGCTGATGGTCTTCTCGTTGCCCAAGATGGACTGGCCGAGGATTTCGGTGCCGGGGACGTGATAGGACGCCGTGGCGGTGCCGATGGCAGGGAACTGAGCGGTCTTGCCCGACGCAATCGAACGAACCATATGCAGGTTCATCATGATGTTGTTGGTGTTGAACGACTTCAGAATTTCGCCGGGGAATACCTTGAGGAACAGCGCGTCAGTCGCGCCCGCACCATTGGCCTGCCCAGGACGGGAGACGGTCATGTCAGTCATTGATTTTAAAACTCGTGAGAGGTTTGAGGAAAAACTTCCCTCGAACTGCTCACACCGACACACAGGGTTGTCCTCCGCAGAGGGCCATGTAGCGTGTGTGGTTTGTCCGTAGAAAAAGTCACCGCCTAAAAAGGTCAGTGTGACTATGAAGAGAACCTACCCACCGCTGCTGCCCGGCCCTTTTCAGGAGGGATGCAGCTTGGCGGTGGATAGGAGACGGACGCGAATTATTTATCGGTCACTAGACCGCGAACCTTGTCCAACTTGCTCGCGCAATCATCGCGGCTGTCGGACAGGTCGTTGAGGTAGAGCGAGACAGCCGATGCCCATTTGTCGGGATCATTCAGCGTTTCGTCTGTTGGCTCCGTAGGTCTGCTCTTGCAGGTGAGAAGGTACGGATCAATTACCAGCGTCGGCGTGGGCGCGGCGCAGGCTGTCAAAAGTATGCAGGATAACAGGAGGGATGGCCCCTTCACGAGACGCATTGTCTTCCTTCGGTGCAGAGATGATGGATTGTTTGATGGTCGCGTGAGTGACTTCGCGCTTGGCGCTGTCACCCTTCTCTACGATCACCACCTTGTCAGACTTCACGGTGCCTTGCAGCGTCGTGATCTGTACTGCCTGCTTGGCGATGGTTTTGTTCTGGCTGTGATTGTGGAACCAGAGGTAGCCACTAAGCCCCACGAGGACCAGCCCAAGGACCACATAAGGGTTCTTGAGCCAGCCCCAAAGGGTACTAGCGATTATTGACAATATCGGCATGGGCAGTTGCCTTGAGGACTTCGGCTAGGATGTTGTCACCCTTGAAGTCGTAATGGAGGAAGCCAAGGATCACCGACAGGAAGATGCCATCGGTCAGAACCAACTCCACCATCCGCAACCACGGGGTCTGCGGACTGTGCAATGTGATCCAGATGACAAGGAAAGCGCACAGCGCCCACGTCATATAGACGAGCGCCAATATGTGCCGGCTTGCTTTGAGCAGCCGTTCCTTGTCGGGAGTGCTACCGCTTTCGGACATCCGAGCGGATGGCCTTCTGTTCGATCATCTTGGTATAGGCAGGGTCTTTGCCGTAGCGCTTGTCGTTCATTGCTGCTTCGACTTCATTCCACGATGAGAACACCTCACCGGAAGGCTTGCCACCAGCATTGATGAGAGACGGGTCGATGCCTTCGGAGGCAGCGTACTTGCTCTTCATCATCTGCACAGCGGCCTTGATGATGCCCGGCTTTCCGCTTGAGACTGCTTCGTTGAACTCTGCAATCTCTTCCGGCTTCATGGACGCCTTGGCCCATTCGACCATCTGGCCGTAGGCTTCGTCGCCACCAGCGATGGCCTTCACTTCGGTAATCAGGCTCGCTGATGCGGCAACCTGCCCGGCGATGAACTGATCCACGGTGGCTTTGCTGAAGCCCTTCTCTGCCAGCTTCTTGTAGCTGTCTTCCGAGAGGGTGCCGTCCTTGGCATATTCAGTATTGAACTCGCCCAGGTCCAGGCCGTTCGCCTTCAGGACTTCGGAGACATTCTGCTCCACGTCCGACTTCGGCTCTTCGACCTTCTTCTCTTCCGGCTTGGTCTCGTCCACCTTCTGCTCGGTGGCGGGCGCTGCCTTATCGTCGGCCTTCGGTGTGCCCTGCTTCTTCTCAAGTTCCACATAGGAAGCGAGAAGGGATTCAGTATTCACCGAGCCATCGGCGTTCTTGAACTTGTCAGGAACTACCGGAGCGGAAGCAGCGGCGGCGGCGGCAACTGCGGGGTTTTCTGCGCCAGTCTCTTCGGTGACGATGGCGGCGGCGATGGCGTCAGCCATTACTGCGCGGCCTTCTTACCAAAGTCGATGCGGCGCGTGTCGGGGTGCCAACCGTCCTGACGAACGGATGCCTTGGGGGCTTCCGGCTTCGCAGGCTTCGGTGGTTCGGCGTTACTGTTGGGGTTGCTCATTTTGTCCGTTTTGCTGTTGGGCATTAGCCATCATGTTGCCCGCGTGGTTGACCACGTTGGGAGCGACACGCTGCGCCATTGCCTGTTGTGCGGCCTGCATCTGTTCCTGCTGCACCTGTTCCTGCGGCTTCACCAACCCTTCGGGGTCGATGCCGTCAGCAGAAGCGAGGCGAGAGATGAAGTCAGAGCCGTTGATGTACTGCATCGCCTGCGGGCCAAGGACTTGTTCAAGCGTAGTAGCGAACTGCACCAGCTTGCTTCTGTCATTGCCACGGCCAAGCGCTTCGATGCCGGTCACGATTGAGACTTTGACAAGTCCCTTCGGGAGACGCGGCAGCTTTCCACTTCTGTTTAGTACCGCAACCTTGCGATTGAGATACGGAAGTTGGAAGTCTTGAGACATGATACCATAGACGCCACCAAGCATCTGATCCAGTTCCGATGCCATGTAGCGGATTTCTTCAGCGGTGACACGTTCGGCCTGCCGCTGTATCGCGTTCTGCATGAGGAACGCATAGGCGAGACTTGTTTGTAGATCGTTGACCATCGCCTTAGCGACTTGTAGGTCAGCCTGCTTCTGCATTTGCAGGACGGTAACGTCATCTGCATTGCCGGAACGGATCGCAAGGTTAGGAGCTTCCTTAAGCGTCTTTAGCTGCGTGCTGCCGTTGGGCTTGACGAGGAACAGAACCTTGGCCGCTGCTTTCGATGCCTCAGTGATGGCACGGGTAAGCTGCTCAAGGGTGTCGAGGTCGCCAATATACTCTTCGACGTAGCCGCGCCCGTAGTCCTCACCGTCGATGCGAATGAGGCGCAGAGGTAGCCACGGAGATTTGTCTAGCGGGTAATTGCCGTAGGTGCTTGGGATTTTCTTGCCGCAAACTTCTTGCTGCACGTCCCAATGGTCGTTGTTGCGGACAATGTGTGTAAACACGTCCACTGTCTTGCTGTCCTTATTGTCGGGATCAGCGTCAACGTATTCTTTGATTTCGGGAGGAAGAGAGACTTTCGCGATACATTCCTTCACCACCATCTCAAGAGGATGGCCGGCAGGATCACGCTTGCACACGAACTTGTCGAGATGGAAGACGCGCATACCGTCCTTCGCTAGATGCAGAAGGATGTTGCCGCCTACGATCAGGTGCTTCAGCGCTTCAAACAGCGCTACGCGATCCGTCGAACCTTCGATGTCCGTCATCACCACCTTCTCGTATTTCGAGAGAGCGGCTTCCACCTGCGTCTTGAACTCAGCGTCTTGGGACATCTTGTCCGCGACGGAGGGATCAACCAGCATTCGGAAGAACGGGGAGTTCGGTGGCAGTAGCGCCATGAGCAGCTTTGCGGACAGCGTATTCACGCCGCGCGCACCAAGGCTCTGTGCAGGTCTGTAAAGCCGCGAAGTGCTGTTGAAGCCCTCGGGAGGGATCAGGCTTGGTATCGTCAGGAGTGACGCTTCGCGGGCGCGTTCGAGATATGGGTCTCGATCTGTGCGTAGGTTCTCGTATCTCCCCCTTGCCGTGCCCTCAGGCGCAGCTTCAACAGGGGTAGCTTCGGTCATTGCGGGACTTGAAGACCGTTACCAGCCGAAGGGACGTTCAGCGGGATTTTCAGTGCGTTCACACCAGCGGCCTTGGACTTGAAGGCGTTGTTGGCGCTGGCGTCGGAGCCATTCACGACAGGAGCCACCGGGGTAGCCTCAGGCGCGTCTGTTTTCGTGATGTTGGGTTTACTGAAGCACATTGCTCTCTTCGTTCTGATAGCGGTTCTGGTCGGCCAGGAAGGCAACCACGCGCTGCACACCAGCCAGGGCGCGAACCTCATCCATCGGGACAGTTGAGGCAGGGCATTGGTCGGGGAATACGGCGCGTAGGCGGGCTAGAAGCTGGTCTGATACCGGGGGAAAGGGGGTGTCCTCGTCCGGTGCCGGCGCAGGAGTCTTTGTCACTGGCTGTTCTTGGTCCGTTTTTCGAGTGTCTTTTAGGGGTAGCATGAACGGAAAAAGCAGAGCCGATCCGGGGTTAGCCAGATCAGCCCTGCATGAGGGAGTCGTTCAGTATCCAGGCGCGGTGTAGTCCCCAGTCTTCGTGTAGACGGCAAAGCCATCCGCGCCAAACTCAGGGCACACCAGCAGCTTGTCAGGCAGGCCCATGCTGTCGTTGGGACCACAGTGCCCGCAGATGAAGGGGCCACCAGCGGTCAGCGGGAAGCCTGTGTTGGGGACCACCTGCACCGCCCTATCGTCATATAGGACGATCATGTGCATGTCCTTCCTGTTCGTCACAGGAAGAGCCTTGCCAACGTGTTCCAGACACCAAGCCTCAATTGCCTTGCGAGGCACTTCAGGATCGGGAGCCTCCGCAAGTCCGTCAACACGGGCTGTCATAATCCGCACGTCACGTCCCTCAGCCAGCCAGCGCTTTACGCGCTCTACCATTGGAGGGATCGGCGCTCCGATCACGTCAGGGCCTACCCACCCACTATACATTGCGAGGGTGCCGTCTAGGTCCACGCCGATCCAGCCTTTATGGCTCAATGAGAACTTCCTTTTGGTTCAGGCTCCGGGCACCGCGTTCGCGGCCCAAGAGGCGCACGCTGTCCACCATCCGAAAGAGGGTGTCAGGCGTGTCGTTGTTGATGATGGTGTAATCAAACTGCCTGTCTTCAAGCAGCCCTTCGCTTCCGTGCGTCTGGTAAGGCTTCTCACCAGGGCGCACGATCTTGACCAGCGTGCAGTTGGGCAGCGCAGCCAAGGCGTCGTACTCGTTCGGAAGGCGCAGATCGTCAACGACAATCGGCCACCCACCATACTTGTTGTCCATGAGGATGCGGTTCAGTGCGATCCGCACCCACAGGCTTTCGTCTATTGTGTGCCGCCCCCATTCCGTGCCGAGCGTTTGGATGACGCGGCGCGGGGAGTGTCCCCCTAGCTCCGCCAAGGGTTGCTCTTTGAGCTTCCCTTCGAGGCAGTCGGTGGGGTTCAGTCCGAGCGCATCGAAGAGAGGGACTAGCATGTCCTTCAACGGCGCGGCGAACTTATGCAGGCGGTAGCCCCACTGCCTGACGAGATAGTTGGCAGTGAAGGTCTTACCGCTCTGCATGACGGGAGCGTAGAGCGCGATGATTGGAGGCAGGTCTACGGCGTCCAGAGGATCGGCTTCTTGTTCTTGAAGTCGTAATCGGACGTGCGAAGGATGCGGGCCACGCGGGCTTGTCGGAGAGCTTCTTCCTCTCCCAACTTCGCCTTAACGAACGCCTGCACCACAGCAGGCCATACCTCGGAGATACAGCCCCACGGCGGAGAGACCCCAAACAGGATCGCTTCAGCCTTCTTAGGACCAACGCCAGGACAGCCCGCATAGCCGTCAGTCACGTCGCCAGTCAGCGTTTGCATCATGTGCCAGTAGTCGGCCTCTGCTTCTGTGACTTCGATGATCCCATCCATCGGCTTGCTGTCGTTATAGAGCAGGCCGGGGATGGACTTCAGGTCTTTGTCGATGGAGACGATGATCTTCTCGCCTTTGATCTTCTGCCCTGTCGAGAGTATGCCAAGGATGTCATCTGCTTCCAGCGTAGGCCGGTCATAGACTTCATAGGTGGCGCGTAGGTGGTCCTTTAGGTGGGACAGTAACAACGGCTTGCGGACATCCTTGCGGTTGCCCTTGTAGGTCGGGAGGATGGACTTGCGGAAGTTCTCTCCCGTGTCCGTCAACGCGACCACCATTGCGTCTGCCTTCAGGTCTTCCATGACGCGCTCGATCTTTTGCATCATGTTCACTTCGGCTTCGGCCTGATTGGAGTGAAGAGACCAGATGTCATCACCCCAATTTATTGACCGCTCCATTGCTGATGCGGCTTTGTAGGCGAAGATGTCTCCGTCGAAGAGTAGTGTTCGGGTCAGTTCAGTCTCCCATAGGTCACGATTACGGTGAGCGCCAGCGCACTAAGCCAGTACGCAGCGGTCCACCAATGCCCCGCATAAGCCCACCTAAGGGCCGCT